GGAATTTTTTTCATTTTATTAATAATTTGCTCCATGAAACTATCTACTTCATTCGGAGGAATGTTACCAATATCTATTTTAAAAATACGTTTTTCCGGAGCTCGCATTATACGATGTATAAGCATTGCATCTTCCATCATCATTAGTTTCTGAAACTCTTTTCTAGCTCCTTCAAGCATAGATCTTCCGTACGGTAAAAAGTTAGAATCAGACAGCATACGAAAATGTGCTATTTCAAAAACGTCATATCCTTCTTGATTATTTGCTACATGTTTAAATTTTATATCATATTCTCCAGTAGCTTCGTCAAATTCTTCCCACCGTTCAATTTCGTAACTAGAAAACGGCCGTACGTTAATAATACCAATACCTTCCGCAATATCCATTTTTAAAAAGAAATCGCCATATTTAGTCATGTTACGTATCCACGTCCACAAATTAAATTCTATATTAAGAATATCATAAAATAGATTATAAAGTATTTTTTGTACTTTAGTATTGTTAGCTCGAATAGTTAAAACATCGCCAAATTGATCAGCTAATGTAGATTCATCTGAATATATATCTAACGCAGAAGATATAATAGGATCCCGGTCCATCATTTCGTAATCTGCATAAAGTTGCATACGATTTTGATGCATATAATAATTAGAATCATATCCACCCATCCCCCCAACACGATGTTTATTTGCACCATGTAAGCGTGTATATCGGTCTGCTACTTTAGTTTGATTTAAATTACCAACACCTTGTAAGCGATTTGTATCTACTACGCGAAGTCTATCTTTCCCGTATGCTCGTACAACGACATTGGTACTAAATAGATTTTGTAAACGTTTTCTTAATGACGCCATATTTCTTTTTTAATATAAATATAACTAGTTACAGAACCGCGTAACTTTTTAGCGGATGAGCCAGGTTAAATCTTGATCGCCATCGCCTGGATTCCAGTTCCATCCGGTATCAGTTCGGCCGGTTTTACCTGTATATATAACTTCTGAAGATTTTTGAAATTGTGATAATGCACGTTTGTTTAAGTCAATTCCTTGTTGTCGCAATCTAAGTGCCGTGTCTCGCAACCATAATCCAATACAGAAAGACATAACAAGGTCATCATTATATCCATTTTGTGCTTGAGCTTTTCCATTAAGCCAAACAAATACAAATAGTTCTTGTATAAGTCGTTTGCTTCGAATTTTAGGAGTACGTTCTCGCATATACATTTCTAATGCAGAAATCATTAAAGGCCGTGTACGAGATGTAGTAGATACACCTGGAACCATTTTTGTTTTATCTTGCATATCATAGTTCTTTTTTAATTGAACCTCTGCGTCTACATATCCGTCATCTTTATATGTATAATGCAAATTAGCATAGCTACGATCTAATGCTGGTTGAATTGCAGCCCAACCTATATTTGCATTTTCTATTGCCAATAATGCATTATTCCATTCTGTTGCAACTGTTACGAGCATATTACCAAATTCATTAGGTGGAATTTTACCTTTATATTCCGCAACCTGTGTTATTGTTTCTACTTCAATAACATGAAACGTACTCCAGTCCGCACCGTCACCGCGAGCTACGTCAGCTACGACTACATAATTTTTTGCATAATCTGGATACTCCCATATCCAATATGCACCATCATATCCTCGTCGTTCTATAGGTTCTTCACACCGGCTTTCATAATCCATTAGTATAGAACCATCAACAACAGTGTGTCCCGAACTAATAAAGTCACAGTCACATTCTTGTGCCGCACCTCGTTCTCCTAGTAGTTGAGTTTGTTGGTCTCTCCAATCTTGATCACGTTCCGGGTGGACGGTCCAATGCAATTTAATTGTATGGAATCCATTTATATCTGCTTCTGCATCTGCCCAGGTTTGATGAAACCAGTTACCCACCCCATTAGGAGTAGATAACACGATAGCACCACCACCTGTTGATAGTGTTGCTTGGGATGCTATCCATATTTCTTCAATATTTCGAATAAACGCAGCCTCATCTATAATAAGCAGTGATAATGCTTCTGATCGTGCCCCGGTGGTTGCTGATGATACTGCTTTAACTTGCGATCCGTTTTTGAATTTAAGTGAAAGTTTATTGTCCGCTTCAACATTTCCTTTAAGCCAACTTGGAAGATTTTCATGCATCACCCGTACTTTTGTAACTAAGTTTTTTGCTACTTCTTGGGTTGTTGCAATAACAAGCACGTTAAAATCTTCTTTAAATAGCATACACCATAAAGCAAATCCTGCAGAGAGTGTTGATATACCTAACTGACGAGACTTTAAAATAACATTATAACGATTATCTCGAAGCTCTGTTAAAGTATCTTCCTGAAATGGATATAAATTAAATTTAATTTTGCCCCGTTTAGGATGCTGTATATAACAATAATTTCGCATAAAGAATACAGGGTCTTTAGCACATTGCATGTACTGTTGCTGTATTATTTGTTTTATGTTGGGCTGAGACATATTATTTTACTACTTCTACAATCAATTTTGCAGTTAAAATAGTAGATACAATTCCACTTGCAAACCAAATTGTTTTGTTATCATACCATTTTGGTTTGATGTATTTTTCTCGCTGAATATATAAATCTATATTTTTATTTAATGCGTCTATTTGTCGTTTATAATAACTAATTTCTGCGGAATCTAAATAGAGTAAATGACGTAAATCTTTAATAACATATTCTTGTTCTCGAATAATTTTGTCATTAATATTGTTTAATTCAGTTAATGAATCTAATGTAAATGATATATCAAGTATTTCTTGTGGTGTAAAACATGTATCAGTTTGTGACCATGTTATAACTGGAAATAATAGTATAACTAACAACCGTTTCATGATTTTTTCCTAGGTTTACGTCCACGTCTTTTTGTTTTATTAATGATGTTTTCTTTAGCCTCTTTAATATCTGTAGTAGTTTCTGGTTGTATTGTTTCTTTATCTTGTTTTAAGTCTTCGATTACCTGTTCTCTATTTTTAATCGAATCCGTAACTTCTTCTTTTTGTTCTTCAATTGCTTCAATATGGCCTTGTGCGTTATCTGCAGTGCTTTTATTGTCTGCAATTTGTTTATCAGTTTTATCAATTTTCTTGTTTGATGTTTTATTCTTAATTAAGAAAAATGTAATAATAACCGTTACTATACCAGCAATTGCTGCATAAATTGTTTTAAGAGTTTTCTTCATCTTCTGTTTCTCCGTTTAATTTTTTTAAAAAGTTTTCTTTGAATTTATTGAACTGTTCTTGTATGGTTTGATCGAATTCTTCTGGTGTCATTTTTGCTGTCCATGTTTCAGTAGCACCATCGCCGTTAGAAACAAATTTTGCTGCAGTAGTATATGTTTCTCTTAATAACTCAACATCTCGTTCTGCGGACTTTAACCATGCTAATGCATTTTCTCGTATTTTGTTTTGTTCATATTCGCTATATTTACCAGACTTTTTTAAGTCGTGTTCCATTTCAATTGTACAATCAAAACACATACCGTGCACGCTTCTCATTTTTAAGTCTAATGGATGTTTGCCAGAACATGTACATGTTTCTTTACGGCAATTAGGAAATGATCGTATTTCATCACGTACTTGTTGTAATACATCAGTATTTTTAGTTTTTCTAATTCGAAAACCTTCTCGTTGTTCAATTACATATGTAATTCCAGATATGGGATCTGTTTCTTCCCATACGTCTCCAACTTCATGTCGTTCGTTTCGTTTTGCTGTAGAATCAGCATCACTAAAACCTACTGTTTTTTTGGTTTGAAACTTATGAGTGCCATCCAACATTTGTTGAATAGCTTTAATGTTTTGTAACTTTTTAGACATATAACTTGTTTTTTATTCTTGTTCTTGATCTGTTTCGGTTGATGAAACTTTTGCTGCGGTGCTTATTTTATTTAATTTTTTTATTGCAAATGTTTTTAAAAATTTATAAAATGTTAACATATCAGCTGGATCGGTTTCTTGTAATGCAGTACCGAACATGTTATTTAATAGTTTAATTTTTCCAACATTACCTTCCTTTGATAATTCAGTACCAGCATCGCTAATTACACGTTCTTGTGATGAAGCAGGTGCTTCTGTACTTGGTGTAGTTGTTGATGTATCTGGTGCTGGGGCAGCTGCTGGTGGTGCTTCTGTACCCGGTGTTGCTGCATCAGTTGGCATTGCTGCAGCAAATGGATCTGTTGTTGGTGCAGCTGGTTCTATTGGTGCGGCTGTTGGCGTTGCAGTACTAGGCTCGGGTGTCGGAGTTTCAGTTGCAGATGGGTCGGCTTCAGTTGGTTCAGTTGTTGGTTCTTCTGTTTTTTCTTCTTCTGCCTCTTTAAGAATTTTTACGATTTTTCTACGAACATATTCTCGTACTAATCGTTCTTTACCTTCTCGTGTTAAATTTTCAATTTTATCTTTTAACACATCCGCAGTTTCTTTTTCTTCGGTATCTTGTCGTTTTTTAAGTCGTTTTGCTGCAATTTTAGGATCATAATCACCGTCTTCTATATCTTTATATAAACGATCGTCTTCATTATATTTAACATATAGTTTCCCATCATCAACCATTTCTTTATCACGCTTCCTCAAAACATTGAGTTGTGCATCGCCTGTAGATTTAGGATTTAATGCTCCTTTTTTATCATCATGTGTATAATCTTTAAGATCTTTACGAAGTTTTGGTTTTTGAGATTTTTCTAAATCTTTTGGTGCTTTGTATTTGCTTTTATGTTTTTCAGCCATTACAGTTTTTCCTATTTTATAAATAAATATCAGCGTGCGTATTTTAACACTCCTAAAATTTGATTTACTGGAGCAAATGCTCCTGTCATTTTATATGTATTACCTTGATATGTGAATACTATACCTTCTGCTGGAACAATTGAATCAAATCCTCCTAGTCGTTCTATACGTTTTAATTCGAGTTGCAGTTTTGATAAAATATCTGGATTTGGATTTGACTGCAGTTCTCGAATTAATTGAGCTAAATCTGTACGGATTTCTTGTACTGCTTTTGATGGATTTGCAGCTAAAAAATTAGATGCATTTTGTAATACCAATACGCCTAACCGCAAAAATATAGATTCAAATGGTTCTAAATTTTGTTTTCGGTATGCTTTAAAATCCTTTTTATCAAATTCAGTCACCCAGTTTGCAAAACTTTCGTTATCAATTTGTTTTTTTAGCATTGCAATATTTGTAGATTTATCATCAAATGCCCATCGATAAATTAATGGTGTTAATACGTTATCTGGTATTTCATATCCCAGCTCCGTTGCTTTAGTTCGTATAACATCAGCCCACCATGCTTTATGATAATCACTAATTGGATCAGTATCTTTTAAATTGTATTTACGTTCTAACTGATCAATTTCATTGAAAAATGCTGCTTGTTGATCTTCAAAATCATAAACACGCCCCATTTTAATTTGCTGCGGTGGAATAAATGAAAATGTCTTTTGCATATGTGCATTAGCATCCTGAATAACTGATTGCATTAATGCACCGCCAGTTAAATCAGTTTCAATAACATTTCCTTTTTCATCATATTCAACTAAATTATGAAATTGTAAATGTGCTTTATCATATGCAATAACATTTTTTGTCGACGGATATATAATTTCCATGTTTGCAAATACTCGTCCGTTTTTAAATATTTGTTGTAATTTATCTGCTGGTATTTTACCTAATGCTTCTGTTAAGTCTTCAGCACAGGCCCGATATGCATCTACTATTAATTTATATCCTTCTGCTCCGGCAACACCATTCTTTTCTACAGACTCTTGATATTTTCTTTCAAAATCTGAAACCAATTGTATAGGAGTCATCGGATTAATTATAGTTCCTTTATTACGAGCAAATCCAGGCTGACCATCTTTCCATGTAACAAAAATATTTTGTCCATCTGTTTTTTCAGTTACAGCTTGTTCAATATCTAAACGTCCTTCTAATGCCCGGGCTACTATTTCACGAACATCATTAAATGTTAATCCATGATCATCCCATGGATGTGCCATATGTCCTGCTGCACCGCCCTCACGAAGCAATCCTTCTAAAAGTTTAGCACCATACACAGTTTTACCAAACTGATCAAAATCATATGTAAATGAATCTCCTTGATGTGAATCTAAATAATTTCTTAGTTTTTTAATTTTACGTTGATGCCGCTCTGTTTCTGGTTTAATCATTATTGCTTCAATAACATCATCTATTTCTTCTGTTATTTGAGATTTCCACCATTCTTTTGAAAATATTGTTTCTTGTATGCCAGTAAGTAGTTGCCAAACATTTTTAACTAATGCATCTTTATATTGCGGATATGAAGCACGAAACATTTCGTAATCCTGATTAGCAATTGAGTTTCTAACCGCTGTGGCAGATATTGGCGTATTTTCAGCATACATTAACGGATCTACATTAACGTTTAATTCAACTGCGTCAATACCTTGTGGTATTTTTCTACCGTTTCTATCTCCGGTAATCTTATATTTATCTACATCTGATACAAATGATTTCGTACGAACATAATCATCGCCTTTGGTAGATGCCGCCATTGCATATTTACCGGTGGCATCTGCAGGTAATGCAAACAAATATTCATATGCAGCAGTTATTGGAGAATTGAATTCGGTAGGTTGTATTTCTATCTGCGAATTGCTATTTAGTAAATTAAACATCTCCATAGTTTTTTCACGTGTAATACCATCTCGATCTTTTGGACCAATAAGTAGTATTACGCGATCTACATTAGGATCTGCAGCATACCGATTTGCTAATTCTAAATGTGCACCTGTTAATGGTTTAAACCCTCCAGGAAAAAGTACTGTTATTTTATCCATGTAAATTTCTTTATTAATAAATATTATTACTCACGAATTGGTTGCAATGGTGGTATTATAGAAGATCCAATTGTTCGACTCGATCGATATACAAAACTTTTAAGTTTTATTGTTGTTGCAGGTACTCCTGATACCGTTCCGATATATATAACACTTCTTATTCTACAATACATTCCTTGGCGATCTTCAATTTGCGTACTAACTAAATTTGCATTTAATACACCGGAACTATAAACTCCAGCTGGTGTGCTACTAAATGTTGTTGTACCTATAGATATTTCATCATTATATATACCATATGTAGATGATACTGTTGAATTATCATATAAACTTCCGGTCGATATATAATGTTTTATTAAAAGTGTAGGATTAGTAACTCCCCCAGCAGTATTGTCAATCTCACACATTACCGAAAATTGTATTCTAGTTTCACCTGGTAATAAAAATGTTTCAAACATACTAGATGTAATTCCATTTATTTCACCATTATTAATTACTCCAGCAGTTGTCGAAATTTCCGTTGGACTGTAATATATTATACGTCCTATATTCAGTCCATCCGCATATTCATTATTTGAATCAAATAATACTGTATTTCCATTAACAGCTAAAAATGATGATGCGGTAACATTGCCATCTGCAGTTAAATAAAATCCACTTGATGAAATTTCCAATTGGCCGTTACTACCAGATATATACTGAGAATTTGGATCACCTAAAAAGAATGTTTCAGTATGCACATCTAATTCAGATGGATCTGTAGCAAAACGAAAATAATTATTAGAATCTCCGAATAATTCTAAACCTACGCCACTATATGGAACTCCACCTTTTGTT